CTGTTCATTTAGTTTTTTGTTTTGCTCGTTGATTTTTTCAAGTGATTCCGTTAATAATTTTTCGCGCTCAGCTAGTTGTGCGGCTTTTTCGTTTAATTTTTGCCTTGTTTCTTCTAGCTCTAGGGCTATATTTTTTAGTTCATCGGCTTTTTTCTCGTTAAGCGCTCTTGTTTTTATTTCTAACTGCTGTATTTTTTCTTTTTTGATATTTATTTCTTTTTCTTCGGCGCTTTTTTTAGCGGCCCATTCTTCAGATTCTTTCAGGATTGCTTTTTCGATGGAAATATATTTAGCTCGTAAATCGAGCAGCGCTTTATTTTGCCTGTCAATCTCGACGAGTAGTCCAGAAATGCGAGTTTTTAGTCGCTTTTCTTCGGTGGCTAACTGGTCTCTTTGTTTTTTTAGGCTCTTGAGTGTGTCAATAATTATTCTTGAGGATTTTTCGAAGTCGCTAATAATTTCTGGCATTACATGCCGGCAAAGCTTTTAAGTTTTGCGACTAGTTGCTCTTTGGTCTCTTGTCCGGTGATGGGAATGTTAAGCTTTATGCATTCTTCTATTAGTTGTTTTTTGCTCGGCAGCGGCTTGTTGGGGTCGAAAATTGAGGTTTTCACGCCCTTAAGTTCGGGTTCATCTGGTATGTTTTTAAGAATATCTTCTGCCGGTGTTGGTTCGGGTATTAACTTTCCTAGCGCTGGGTCAGTGGCAATTCCTGATGACTGAATCGGCTCTCTCTGGATAAATTCTTCAGGATTTGAGGCTACAGCAACGGCTCTTTCGTCTTGGGATTGAGGGCCGGTGCCATAAGAGCCTACGCCGTATCGAGTGTGTACGCCAAGGAAGATTCTTCTAATCATTGCTGGTCTTTCGATGGGTGAATAAAGCAATCCTTGTCGCCCAGTTTCTTTTTCCATTTTAAGTAGCATGTGGTCTGCGAGGTGTTTGGCGATGTGCTTCCCGATGTAGCGTAAAACTAGGATACTTTTTCCGGGAGCAACTTCGAAAGGATGTCCTCCCCATCTAACTCTGAAAAAGTCCTTGTGGCTCCAGCCTTCGGTTGGGTCTATGTCGTCGCAGCCGATATCTGGGTTAAAGATTTCAACGATATCCTCGGGGTGTCCGTCTAATAGCTCTGCTAATTCGTCTTTAATTTGTTCTTCTCCCATTTTGCTTGACGCTCGTTGGCGCTCTCCTTTCTAAGTTATTCTTTAATGTTAGTTTATCATATTTGTATGTCAATACCAAAAAGGCCCCTGAGGGGCCTGATTGGTTGTGGAGCTGAAATTATCGAATCAATAGAGTAATTGGCCTGTATTCACCAGCGACACCTGACATGATGTCTGCCCAGCCGTGGGTTACCTCTGAACCGACCCCCAAAATATCGGTTTGATCGGTGACTGAGCCAGCGACACTACCGGCAATCTGCGGGGCGCCTAGAGTAATAGTACCCGAGCCTAGCACGGCGGCAGCGCCTGAGGTTTGAAACCACCCGTAACGGCCGGCGCTAATGTTGACTAATGGTACGCCAGCGCCTCGTAGAGTCGTGGAAGTGCCTTCTTGAACGCCATTATAGGTGTTGTGCACAAGGCTGACTTTCGATGAGGTCGTTAGGGCGATCGATTGAATGGGGTCAAATAGGGTAAGCTCGAGGACGGCGCTTGCGTTTGCGGCTGGGTGGCTGGAGATTTTATAGGCCGTACCTGCGCCGGTAGAGTCGGTAGTAAACATGTAGCCTTCCGCATATTCTTGCGCGACAGCAGCGGTGGCGCCTAATGTTACGCTTACTTTAGTAGATCCTAGCGGCGCGGCAGTTTGCACTGATAATCCATGATGGTTCGTTTTTGGCGACGGCGCTAATTGCAATTTACCTTGCGAACTGTTACCAGCAGCCTTTCCAAAGCGGAAAGTTCGCTTGTCCGCAGTATAGATTGCTTCGCCGAGCGAATGTGTGGCGTCCGCTTCGGTGCGAACTGACTTCGGGTCGAAGTCTAGGATTGTTGCGATGGACTCTAATTTCATTTTTTCTCCTTTACTCCTTCTAGCTTGAGGTAATACCCGTTAGGCGACCATGCCGACTTGGCCCCCAAGAGGTTAAGTTGCCAAGAATAATCAGGGAGGCAACGGCGCCGAATACGCCATTAGCCGTCGGGACTTGCCAGCCTGACCAAGCCATGCCGAGATATTTCGACGGCATTTCGTTGTAAACCGCTGAGTCGAGCTGTGACGTTGCCGGGGCGATGGATTTATAGCCGTTACCGAATAGGCTAGCGTCCCAGCCATACCATTGGAGCCAGTACTCGTTGATCATGAAGATATTCTGAGCCGTTGCTTTTCGGTCCTTGACGAACGGGATGCCTCGATATGTAAGAGCGGTAAAGCCGCCCATACCCTTTAAGCCTTCAGACGGTCGGACAACGCCGCCGGTAAGCTTAATGTCGTAATAACCGGTTAGCGAGTAGTTTTCTCGTACGGTTGGGGTGAGCAGGTTCTCGTACAGATCCCAGACGGTCGGATTGGAGTACATAATCGTTGGGTCTGAGTTAATCGTGCCGTCTGAAATTGCGGAATGGAGGGCGGCTAGTTTGGCTAGGGTTAGCGTACCGCCTGAAGCTGTACGGGTGGCATTCATGATGGTGTAAGTTGAGCGGGCTAAACCACCGAGCGTGGAAACGTCTGTTCCGTCGTCAACAATAGCTCCAAGCCCGATTGGGTCTTTCGAGTTATTGCCGGTGCCTAAGCCGTAGGCAATTGTGCCTAAGCCGTCGATGAATTCGGCTTGCTTTTCTTCGATTTCAGCGCGGACTAGGTCGGTGATTTGAGTTTCGCTAACGGCGTTAGCGACAACCTCCATACCGCCAACAGCAAGCGGGATGCGATAACCGCGCATGTCGAATTCGGCATTAACTTTGGTATCGGTTAGAGAGGCGGTGAAGGTGTCAAGTCCTGAAAATGAAGCGGCGGTACCGCTGACTTGATACTTAATCGGTTTGACGATTTTTGTTCCTCTGCCGGGCTTGGCATTGCCGAGCGTGCGGTAAATAAACGGATTGCTCCTTAAAACGTTATCTGCCAGCTTTGGCAGTAGGCCGTCTTGGGTATAAGCCGTTACTCTTGCTCCAAATGTCATTTAACTCCTTTCTTATTTATTGCCTTTATATAAAAAGCAGCTCGATGCCAGCTGCTTCAAAGCGTTCTTTACGGTAAGAGTAAAGCTTTTATCGGATTTTGTCAAGTGTCTAGAATTTTAGGGGGTCAATGTCTTCAAAACTGCGAGCAGCGACGATTTCTTCGGGCTTTACGCCGGAGCTTGGCGGTGTAGTGTGTGTCGACGATGCTATAGGCGCCTCTAGGCCTTCTGGCTGTCTGCCTGAATCGATAATCTTTCCGACTCGATAGTCAAAGCTCTTGCCTGCCTCGTGTAATACTTTAAGCGCCTCTGCGGTCGCTACTAGGTCGTAGGTTTTAAGGTAGTTGGCGTAGCTAAATAGCTCTTGGCGGGCTTTAATTCCGGGATCGTTTTCGTCGCCTACGTTTGAGATTTTGGGCAATAAGCCTTGTTTTTCGAGCTTGGCAAGCTGTTCGTCTATATATTGATTGGCTTTCTCTTCTTGCTCTTGCTCGTATTTCGCTCTTTCCTTTTCTTTTTCTAGTCTTTCTGCTTCAGCTTTTTCAAATTCTTCTCTTGCGATCTGCCTGTTGCGCTCTTCCCATTCTTTAAATGACTTGGGTGGGTCGTAGTCGTCGTCTTCTTTGGTTTCTGGCACTGGGGCGGGTTTAATTACGTTGTCGATTTTGGCATTGAGTTCAGATAAAACCACGCTTATACCGCCGATATCTTCTTTAAGTTTGGCAATTTCTTCGCCGTAGTCGGGCGCAGTTGGCTCTTCGGTTTTTGTTTCTTCGGTAGCCTCAGTCTCTTCTGCGGGAGTTGTAGGCTCTTCTTCTGGGACAGGCACGCTGCTTAAATCTTCCATTAAATTAATTGTAATATTATAGGATTAGTTGTCAACCTTTAGTCGCTTAGCTATTTGTTCTTTGATTTTTGCGGGTTCGGGGTAGTTATCGTTATCTTCTGCGTTAACGGATAAAACCTTAAATCTGGCTGTTACTTGTTTTTTCTCTTTGTCGTTGAGGTCGTCTATTTTCGAAAGCGCGATTTGCTCGACTTCCATTTCGAGGCGGTATCTTTTGCCGACTTGCCACTTAGCGATTTGCGGTAGCATATCTTCGCCTATTGAAAATGTGACTGGGATTTTGGCTTTAGAAATTGTGTTTTCCATCTATACTAATGTCGCTGTTTGCGGTTGCGATGTCAAGCTCTCTGCTGTTTGTTTAAGTGATTGAATGTATTGCTGAACGCGTTCTTTTGCGTCTTCTGGGAGTGCTTCAAATTCTGGACTCTGAACGAAGTTAAGAAATTCGCTTAAATAATTTTCGTCTATATTTTGGGGCTGGACGGCTTCGCCTTGTGTTAGGGACTCAATATCTTTTTTAGCGTCGGGTTCGGTTTCGGGCATATTGGTATCTGCGCCGATGAGTTTAGCGTAGCTGGCGTAGCCGTCTATTGATCCCTTGAGCCAAGCTAATAGCCTAGTAACGCGCGTCTTGGGGTCGGGGAGGTCTAAGTCTTCGGCTAGCGTGAGCGGGTCGATTGCTTTGGCGGAGGCTAAGTTTAGGGCGTCGGCTCGTCGCTGGTGCTTGTCAACTGAATTAGCCTTAACGTTAACAGATATGCCGTCGTCGATTTCGTCTTGCTTTAGGTCGAGGTAGATAACCTCCCCGTCTTCGCCCATACTTCGGATAAAGTGGGTTTCTTTATAGAAGAGCTTCATCATTTGGGTTGCCCAATTTGCCATTTCGTAAACCAGTCTTTGGACGACTAACTGCGAGGTATCGTCTGCGATGGTTAGGTTGCCTTCGCGGGATATTTGTTTTGATATGCCAGACTCTTGCGGTACAGCTTCTCCTCTTGTGGTACTGTTGGTGGCGAAGGTGCTGTCTATAGATCTCTCGTGCCTCGCCACGTCTTGCAGTAGGGTTTGGTCTACTGGTGTCGCCTGAATTGTCATCATCGCATCTGAAGCCTTTTTAGCGCCTTCAAGCCAAATACTTTCTCGCCGGTCTGGCGTGATGGCGGCTGCGGCTTCTTTGGTGATGTATTCTCCCGAAAACACGTTTCTTGGTATAGCATAATCGGCGATTTCCGTTATTTGTCGGTTGCGCCTATTAAGTATTTGCTGGTTGCTGATGGCTTGTTCAAAATCAGTTGTTTCGTCGACAGGGCCGCGCCCTAAATTGGCTACCGTTAAGAATATGTAGGGCTTGCGCGGGCGTTCAAAGTGGTTGCGGTAATAGTTTTGGACTATATATTCGCCGAGTTCGTTTTGCGCGACTTTTTCGTACCCTGTCCAGTCATAGTAAGGCGCCTTTTGTTTTTTTAGAACGGTTCGATTGTAAATCCAGGCGACGCCTTCATATTGTTTGCCTGAGTCAGAGTACCAGGTAAAGTGAACTTCCTTGTATTTGATTTTTGAAGCTAAGCTTTTTTTGTTCTGGTTGTAGCCGCTCAATTCTAGTATATTTTCTTTCTTGTCGGGGAATTTGGCTAATACGATAGATAGCGGCTCTTCTATCTCTTCTGCGATAAAATCTATGTTGTCGGCCGTGAATCCGTCGTGGGGGATAATAGCGGTATGGTCGAAGACGATTTTTTCGGGGCGAATCAGTTCGAATCTAAAGTCGCCGTTTTCTCCTTTGTTCGGGTCCCAGATGCACTTAACAATAGCGACAAAGTGTAGTTTATGCCGACGCAGAGCGTCTTTGGCGAGTCGCCTGGTTGCGTCTGATGCTATTTTGAGGTTTAAAAATTTTTCGAATTTTTTGGCTCGCTTTTGGCTTTCGCTGGAGTCGTTAGCCGGGCCAACTATGATGTCTGGCATGCGCCCTGAAGCTAGGGTTATCTGAAATTCAAGATTCCGCCGCAAGATATTATCGACATGGGGAATGTCGCCATCAATTACTTCTTCGTCTAGTTGCTTGCCGAGATAATAATCTTCTAGTCTTTTGCGGCGTTGAGGTAATTCGAGCACGCTGTCAAAGTATCTAGCGCTTTCGCGAATTCTGGATTCGATGCGAGAGACTAGCTCCTCGTCCTCTATGGGCAATTCGATGGGTGAGGTGGCTACGGTCACCCCGTCTTGATCTAGGCCTTCTGTTTGGTCGAAGTTGTCCATTTGTTTAGTATTGTACCTTTGTTTGCATTATTTGGTATTTGGCGCGGCATTTGCCTGTTTTCATGCCTTCGGGCGTTTCGTAGTTTAAGTGGCCCTTGCACTGAATGACAGTTGGCGCGTATTGATAGCCTATTTCGCCTACGACCATTATTTTTAGGCTCGTATAATACTCAAATACCACATGGCCGCAAATTGGGCAACGGAATTTTTTGGCGATTTGCTCGGTGCCGTCGTCAAGAAAAAGGGTTATGACTGGCGGCTGTAGATTATGGGTGACGGCTTGTGGTGCTTGCATGATTCAATAATAGCAAATTATTTTGCCTCTGGAATTTTAAATTTCTTCTTGGGCGAGTTAAAAAGCTCCCAAAAGTCTTGGTTGGTGTATTCTCCAGATGGCGTTGTGATGATTGTTCGCGGACGAGTAGTTTTGTGCTGCCTTATTCCTCCTGATTGTCCGGGCCGTTTGCCTATGCTTAATAGCGCTATAGTCAGCGCGTCGTAAGCGTGGTCTTCTCCGTCGGTGTCAATGTCTTCTGGGTTAGTTTCGTCGAGGACTAGTTCGGGTATCGTTCTTATGTGATTAATGCATAGCTCGTGAATCTGTAGCCAGGGTTTGCCATCTGCGGCATCGGCAAGGTATTCGTGCAACAACGCCTTGCGATTGAGTCTCGCTCCTCGTTCTAGGGTTCTGCCCTTTTCTATGCGTATTTTGCCGTTGCCGTTTTGGATATTGGAAAAAATCTCAGCAATACTGTTGCCGCCAGCTATTGATGCGAAGCAGTCGTGCGGCAAAACTATGTAGTCGACCTTTTCTTGCTTCGTAAAAAATTCGATGTCTTTGGCCCAGTCGCCGGGCTTGGCTTTGTTTTGATAAATTTCTCGATAACAATAAACGCGCGATATGCCGTATTCGTTCTCGGGGCAGATACCGATCCAGCTTGCCGCGCCGGGGTCGCTGTATCCCCAGTCAAAGCCGATAATTTTCTTAGTAAATTGCTCAATTGGGTAGTCAAAGCTCCTGGTAACGTGTTTAGCGTGTTGCCACTCCATAAAGGCTTGGCCGACGAAAGAGTCCCAGTCACCTAATCGCCAAGCTTTCCAAAGGGCTAGGTCTATTTTTCTAAGTCCGTCTAGGTATCTTATGTAGTCGGGGTCAAGTTCTTTAATTCGAGGGTTGTCGTCGACGGTGGCATGTATAAAAATGCGGCTTCGCCCGTCTTCGCCTATAAATGGTTTGCCCCAAGGCGAAGGGCTAATAAATCTTCGCTTGACCCAGCCATGGCCGATGCCGCCGGGATTAGTGGTGGCGAATACTTGGGGCGGTATATCGGGTATCGTTGATCGACAAGAACCCAAAATCTCGACGTAGTAGCGCTCTTGAGGGATTAAAGTTAGTTCTTCGATAAGAATTCGCTGGTATTCGTGACCTAGATACTTTTCGTATGATTTCCTGTCCTTGAGGTGTCCCAATCTGAATGTTGCGCCAGATGGCCATCTGAATTCGTCGCCAACGTGAACTCCGCCTAGCGATTTATACATGCGGCTGGCGCGGTCGATCCAGTCTGTTAAGTCGCTAAAGTTTTTGCGTAGGATTAGCGCTCGGTAGCGCGGGTGGTGTATTAAAAGTTTGCCGGGCTCGTATTCTTCGCCTAGTAGCCAGACTATGCCTGCGTCTGTTTTGCCTGGTCCACGACTGCCGCCAAATAAAACTTCGTATTCTCTGCGCACAAGCGCTTCTTCTTGTTTGGGGAAGGGTTTCCAGACCTCCATTATTCTTTATTTTTTTGCGGTACGTATATCAGGTAGCCTATCGGTTCGCCATCGCTTGTGAGGTCGATGTTTTGTGTCGCCTTGCCTTCGGTTCTGTCGGTAATTTCTTTGACGTCAGCTAGTGATTTTCTGGCGGCAAGTATGCGACTAAGGGCAAGGATCTCAACTACGGTTTTCTCTGAGTCGGGCTTGTCGGCGATTTTTTTTAGTTCTTCGAACGACATGCTTAAAAATCTTCTGTATTGATAGCTAAATGATGTTTCCTTTTTCCATCTGCCGTTAGATCGGTTTTGCGGATTGACGTCAAAGCCGGCAACTGGCTTATTGCCTTTACAAAAGCGGCCTCTTTCGTCCCTTTTCTCCGATTGGTTTCTATCGGCGGCGTTCATTGTTTTATATATTAGTCAGCTTCTCGAATAAATTCAAAGCGCTTAAGATTGCTTGGTCCATATTATAGTATTTATACTCGGCTAAACGGCCGACGAAGTATACGTTTTGGCTTTCCTGCTTGCTGGCTTCTTGCCTGTAGGCTTCATATAAAAGGCGATTGCGGGGGGAGGGGACGGGGTAATAAGGCTCACCGTCGTCACAAGAATATTCTTTGGCGATGACGCTATATTCGCTTTTTTGGTTGTAAAATTTCTTATAATCGACGATGCGTGTGAATGGACAGTCTAGGCTCGGATAATTTACAACCGCTGTTGGTTGATAGTTTTCGATTTTAATTGTTTCGTAGTCAAACTTTAAGCTCCTATATTCTAGTTTGCCGAATTTGTCCGCGAAGTAACCATCTATTTTTCCAGTAAAAAACACTTTTTTAAAGTTCTTAAAGCGCTTCGAGTAGGGCGTATTGAGTAGAATTCTTATGTTTTCGTGGTTTAATAAGTTCTTAACAAAAGTGGTGTAGCCTTGCTCGGGTAGGGCCTCGTATTTATCGCTAAAGTATCTGTCGTAAAAGTTGGTTCTGACCGGTATTCTTTCTAAAACTGACGGCTCAAGCTCTGAGGGGTCTTTATTCCATTGCTTGAATGTATAGTTCTCGAAAAGTAATTTATAAAGCTTTTCTCCGACTCTTGCGAGGGCGGCGTCTTTTGAGTTTTTAATTTCGCCTTTATATTGGTGTTTTTCGAGCCAAGCGATCATTTCTTCTTCTGATTGGATGTTAAGGCGTAGTAGTCGATTTACGGTTGTAATATTAACCGGAATTGGCACAAATTGATTGTTGACAAAAGCGGTAACGCGGTGTTCGTAGGGTATCCATCGGGAAAAGCGATTGACGAAGTGCCAGACTTTGTCGCTGTTAGTGTGGAATATGTGTGCACCGTATTTGCTTAGCCTGATGCCGGTTTTTTTGTCGATATAGTCAAAAACGTTGCCTCCTATATGATTGCGCTTATCTATAACAAGCACTTTTTTGCCTGTTTCGGCGAAGCAGCGGGCTAGTGTAGAGCCAGACAGTCCCGCTCCGACTATTAAGTAATTAAACTTGCCCATTTTCTCTGTAGTGTATCGTCCAAAGGGTTTTTTTAACTTCGTCGAGCACTTTATCGCTTATGATTAAGTCTCTGTCC